AAAAAATAAAGAGACCTATAATTACACGGATTTGACTGCCGGAGAGGTGATCCAGATGATCGCCAGGGATTATCACTTAAAAACAGGAGAATTAGAGGATACGGGAGATAGAATATCCAGAAAAGAAAAGGATAAGACCCTTTTTGATATTATTTTAAACAATCTGGATCTTGCAATGATACATACGAAAAACCTGTATACATTTTATGACGATGCTGGAAAGCTCACCCTGAAAAATATGGAGAACATGAAGCTTGACATTATGATTGATGACAAGACAGCGCAGGATTATGACTATAAGGTCAGCATTGACAGCAATACTTACAACCAGATCAAATTGTATTGTGACAACAATGATACAAAGCAAAGAGAAGTCTATATGACAAAGCATACAGAAAATATCAATAAATGGGGGATTCTCCAGAAAGACGAGTCCATTGATAAAGGGGTAGACGGCCAGACAATAGCGGAAACATATCTGACTTTGTATAACCGCCCATCCAGGATCCTGACTATCAAAGATGCCTTTGGAGATATCCGGGTACGTGCAGGCTGCCTGATTCCGGTATTCCTTGATATAAAGGATATAGAGAATAAAAATTATCTGGTGATCGAGTCTGCGACCCATAAAATTGACGAAGGGGTACATACTATGGATTTGACATTGAGGGGGGCGAAAGTCAGTGGCTGATGTAGAATGGATTGAAAATATAAAACGGATCGTAATTCAGGCAATTGAAGCCGGAGATCCATGTGACGTGATACCGGGGACTGTAATAAAGGAAAGTCCCATTGAAATACAAATTGACCAGAAGACAATTCTATCCAAATCGCAGGTTATCTTGCCGAAGCAGTTTACAGATCATGAAGAAATGATGAATATTCCTGAGGTAGGAGAGGTGTCTGTAACCGTGAAAAATGGATTAAAAGCCAGTCAAAAGGTTCTTATGCTTCAGAAAAGGGGCGGACAACAGTACGTGGTAATAGGCACATGGTAGGAAAGGAGGTGTTGCCATGCTTCCGGTGACAGGTAATATTTTAGAACGGGATTTTAAGATGGTACAGATACCGTCAAAGACCTTTCGGCTGGATACGGAAAACAAGCGAGTGACCGGAATGGCTGATGGTTTGGATGCGGTAAAGCAAGCGGTTTTCTGTATTCTTAATACAGAACGGTTCGAATGGTTGATTTATAGCTGGAATTATGGTGTGGAGCTTAACGGATTATTTGGGAAGTCAACAGGGCTGGTAAAGGCAAAGATCAAAAAGAGAATCAAAGAAGCATTGCAGCAGGATGACAGAATTCAGAGCGTTGACACGTTTTCCTTTGAAAGCAATGGGCGGATACTCCATGTAAGTTTTATAGTTCATACTACTTACGGTGAAATTATGATTGAGAAGGAGGTGAGTATTTAATGTATGATAATATGACGTATGAGGTTATTTTGAGACGGATGTTGGATCGGGTTCCTCAGGGCTTAGATAAACGGGAGGGATCTTTAATCTATACGGCGCTTACAGCAGCAGCGGCAGAAATGCAGATCATGTACATAGAGTTTGATACAATATTAAACGAAACCTTTGCAGACACTGCATCCAGGGGGAATTTAATTCGCAGAGCCGCAGAACGGGGAATGCAGCCTAAAAAGTCAACCAGAGCGGTCTTAAAAGCGGTTGCCACTCCTGAAACAGCTGCGATTTCAATTGGCGACCGTTTCCGTCTAGGACTTAACAATTATGTGATTTCGGGCAGCATGGGCGAAGGGGCCTATCAGGTTACTTGTGAAACCGCCGGGGCAAGCGGGAATCACCAGTTTGGCCGCTTGATTCCGGTATTGAATATTCCAGGACTTACAGCCATGGAAATGACGGAGCTGTTAATTCCGGGAGAAGATGATGAGGAAACGGAAGTGTTCCGAAAAGCCTATTTTGATTCCTTTCATGAAAAGTCTTTTAGCGGTAACCGAAAGGACTACATGGATAAAACAAATGGCATTCCAGGAGTCGGGGCAACGAAGATCACCAGGGCTTGGAATGGCGGTTCTACCGTTAAATTAACAATACTGGATTCTAACTTTAATAAGGCTTCCGATCTTTTAGTACAAACCGTTCAGGAAACAATAGATCCGGCGCAAAGTGGAAGCGGAGATGGTCTTGCTCCGATTGACCATATTGTAACCGTAGATACAGCTGAGGAAGTAAGGATACAGATTAACAGCACCCTGGAGCTTGATAATAACTATCCTAATGAGGCTTTACAGGAACAGATAGGCAACACGGTTGATGCTTATTTAGGAGAACTAAGAGCCTCATGGGAAGGTCTTGGAGATCATGGGTGTATCATAAGAATCTCACAGCTGGAGGCAAGAATTTTAGAAATTCAGGGCATTTACGATATCAGTCACACACGTATAAATGGAGCGGCAGAAAATCTGGAATTAAAAAAGTACCAGATTCCAATATATGGAGGGATTGAAATTGATTAGAGAAGTTAATTTGTTGTCCTATATTCCTGACTTCCTTAAGGAATATGAAGAAATGAGGGCCGTACAGGAAATGCTCCAACCGGAGATACAGCGGTTGGAGGATGAAACAGAGAGTGTATTTGACAACCAGTTCATTTTAAGTTCTGATATTAAAAGTATCAAGCGCTTTGAACGAATGCTGCGTATTTCGCCGTTAGCTGAGGATACGCTGGCTGACAGACGTTTTAAGGTGTTGTCAAAATGGAATCGCATGATCCCATATACAAAGATTACTTTAAAGCAAAAACTGTCTGTTTTATGCGGAGAGGATGGTTTTACGCTGGAAATTGATCCAAGAAAGGTTATTACTGTCCGAGTGGCATTAAAAAGCAAAAGGAATTTTTATGAAGTGAAGGAAATGCTGGAGGAATTTGTGCCTTGCAATATGGTCATTGATTTGGACCTCCTTTATAATCAGCACAGTTTGCTTTGTAAATTTACTCATAAACAATTAGCAGCCTGGAGCCACAGGCAGATAAGAAATGAGGTGCTTATCAGTGGGGAATGAAACAAAGAATTATAAGTTTCCGAAGCCAAGTGAAGATGATTTTTATGATATATCAGAATACAATAAGGCTATGGATATTTTAGATGAAACATTGACAGAAATGAGTGACCGAAAGCTGGATAGCAATGGGAATGCTTCGGATGTAGTTACTGAATTCAGTCAGGAAATTTTACGTAATAATATCGAATCTGGAGAAAAATTATCGGTTTCTCATGGAAAAGTGCAAAAATGGTTTTCAGAGATGAAAAATATAGCTTTTTCCGGTCTGGCATCGGATGTGGCGCAGGATGCGGCTCATCGTTATGTTACGGATACGGAGAAAAATGGATGGAATGCTAAGGTTTCGGCTTCTGGAGGGGATATTTCTGGTACGAAGATAGGTTCGCTTGAAACGATAACATCTGAATTTCCGGTTCCGGCAGAAGGAGAAACGCCAAAAGTGTTTCTGGGGAAGGTTAAAAAGTTTATAGAGGATACTAAAGGCAGGTACCTTGTAGCCGATGTAACCTACTACGTGGCAACAACTGGTTCTGATGATACAGGTGAAGGAACGTCTGCAAAACCATTCAAGACAATAACAAAGGCATTGAGTGCTTTACCAAAAGACCTCGGAGGATATCAGGTAACAATAAGTATTGCGGATGGAACATATAACGAGGGTGTAATAAATATTGCCGATTATCGAAATGGCTCGATGTATATAAAATCACAAAATTATACTGATACGTTGAATGACCTATGTATCATTGTTGGTTCACTAAATATGACGAGGATACAGGCATTTGTTCATATCAATAGTGTCAGGATAGACGTTTCAACTGGGGCTGGAAGTTCTGTTTATATAGCTAATTGCTCCCTAGTCAGGCTGGATCATGTAAGGATAACCAAAAGTAATATGTCGTATAATGCGATTCATGCTAATGCTAATAGTAACATAAATGTAATGTCTTGCGAATTGGCAAACCATTTAAATGCTGTATATGCTGATTTCTCTAGGGCATACGTATCTGGTTGTATACTGTCTTGGAATACATGTGCATTATTCGCCAACAGTGGTGCAATCATGAGTACTCAGGGCAATACAGTGAGTACAGGTAGTACAACAAAAACCTCATTGAATGGTGGTATTATATTTGAACAAAACGGAACACAGATATCAGGGTTGATAAATAGTGGTTTATCTTGTACTTGGGGTGCACTCTATGGTGGATATGTTAGACATGGCAACGTTGCAAATGGTTATGCAACGGTTACGATTCAGATTAGGGTAAACATCACCACGGCACTGACGGCTGGAGTTGAGTATTCCATCAGTGGTTTCCCATCTATGTCACAATATTCGATATGGTCAATGGTGCCCGTAACTTGCAATTATCCGAGTGCAACACAACAAGCATACTTAGATATTAATGGAAATATAAAGTACACAC